AGAGTTGGCGTAGTTAGTGATCTCTCGGTTGACACCGGATCTAAATACAACCTTCTGAATTGGCATCAAACTACTCCCGAGAGATACAACGCCCGTTCGTCGTTGCGCCTTTTTACCAGCCCCGGCAGGACTCTACCACCCGCCTTCGTCCACTTCAGAAACTCATCAGCCGCTTCCTCAAAGTCACCCCGGTTTGTCTTCATCCGAAGGGAAGAGCGTTGGAGATTGCCAAGACCCACGTTGAAGGCAAAACTAACGAGAGAATCGAAGACTCCCTGATTGCCAGCAGCAGCAGGGCAAAGTCGAACCACACCACGCTCAAACCGACGAAGGTCTTGAGAAAGTATCCCGTCCACCTCGTCCATCGTGAGAACCCGGTCCCAGCCTGCGGGTATCGGTAGATTCTTGCGCTCCTCATACTTCACCGTAGCGTGAGCGGGGTCAATCACATGGCCGACACCGACAGTCCACAAGAGGGCAGGGCAGCGGTAAGGCTTGGTCCGTACCCCCTCGTGATGTTTGATCATGTCGATGGCAGCCTTGGAGACTTTCACTTCTTAGCGAACGCTTGCGTGCCGAACCAAAAGGCTATGATTGACGACAGTATGAGCATCTCGTCATCCGAGAATACTTCAGCCATCGCAGCGGCAAACGGCACACCCGTGTTGTAGGCATACCAAACACCCGCAATGTTGATAGCAACGAGTTCCAACACGAAGATGTAAGTCACGACCGGACGGACCGAAGCGCGAAGATTGATCATCCACTGACTCGCGCCTTTGCCAATCTCCATGTCGTGCTGATACAGGGCTTGGCGTTCCTCACCTGCCGTCTGAGTTTGAATTTGCTCTAACTTGATCTCTTCGACCCGCGCCTGAGCAATGAACCCACGCTCAGCCAGCGCCAACTCACGCTCCTTCTGGGCAGCGACCAAGGCCAACTCGTGTTTCTTATCCTGTCGGTCTTGGAAAATTTGCAGGATCTTGGGCAGCCCACCCGCGAGAAAGGACAGAAAGGTTGAGATCATCGTCATCATGGGTGCGTCCTCTTGTACTCATCGAACTCGGCTTTGAGTTCTTGAATGGCTTTGATCAGTGGGGCGATGAACTCACCATATCTCAATGTCACACGGTCATCGCCGCCTGTAATTTTGAAGTCTTGATACCCACCAAAGTCGGTACCCATCGCATCCATGACTGCTTTCACTTCTTGGGCAATCAAACCCTGATGGAGGCGGTTGCGTTTATGCGTTCCGTCGTGAGTCAAGTTGGCAAGTTTGCTGGCTTCGTGCCATGCATCCCATTCTGCTTTAGGAGCATCAACAGCAGGTTTGGGTGGGCGGTAGTCTTCACGGTAATCCCAACGGTACATCACCGGGCGCAAAGCCATGATGAAGTTCAAACCAAGGTTGGTATTTTGAACGTCTGCCTTATCACGGATGTCAGAAGCACGGGGAACCACATCTCCGTAAGAATAGGAAGTCGTGTTTGTATCGCCTAGTTGAAGTTCATTGTTGTTAATGCAAACAGCGCCAGCACCGAGACAAGTGATACCACTGAAATTGCCAGTAATACCTGCATCAAATCCAAGGAAAGTGGATTCAATTTTGGCACTTGTAATACCCCAACCGCTCTCGGCACCTACAAAAGTACAGGTATCGCTAGTAGTGGCGTTTTTACCCGCTTGCCAACCAATAGCGGTGTTATATCCGTTACCGGTTGTGTTACCAAGAAGCGCCCCGTAGCCGACAGCAGTGGCAGCACTTGCACTAGTTGCAGCAGTTAGAGCGTCTACGCCAACAGCAACATTTTGAGTTGCTGAAGTAAATGAATCCCCCGCTGCTACACCGTAAGTGGTGTTACTAGAGCCGGTTGTACCAATTACGCTACTCGCGCTAATAGTGATAGACCCAGCACCGTTAGTAATAGTGACATTAGTGCCAGCAGTTAAAGTCGCAAGAGACAACCCAGAGCCGTTACCAATTAGCAGTTGCCCGTTAGTGGCAGACGTAGCTGTGGATATATAAGTCGTCGCTTCAACAATATCTGTACCATTAGATACAAGGATTTGTTTAGAACCTTTCGGAACCGCCACACCGGTCTGACCAGCCACTTTCATCGTGATCGTGCCGGATGAGCAGTTGTTGTAGACGAAGTAGAGTTTCTTGTTGGACGGGACAATGACCGTGCTGCCGTTCCCAGTGAACTCCAAGTACATGTTCCGGGCTACGCCGGTCGCACCATTGGGTATGGTCAGGGTCAGAGTGACTCCGGAAGTTAGGGCTTGGGTTTCATACCCGGAAATGGCCTGCTCGACCAAAGTTCCCAAGTTGGTGTTGGTGGTATTGCCCCACGTACCGGCTTGATCGCCAGTTCCGATGAGTTCCAATGCCAAGTTGGTGCTGTATGTACTAGCCATGTTTAAGCCTCTACGCCGCTATTGGCGTCCAAATATCTGTATCGCCCGTACTAATCGGTGTCCAAGTTGACGCTGACGGGTCAGGAATTGGCGTCCACGGCCCGGTCGGGACAGGCACGATATTACCCCAAACAGTGACTTGCCCCACGGTTCCCACTGCCGACACGCCCGTGACGAAGACAGTGGCTCCAGCCGAGACCGTGACTGTACCAACCTGCCCTGTGGCCGACACCCCAGTGACCGGGACAACAATCTCAATGAAGATTGAGACATTGCCAAGTTCGCCTGTTGCCTCAACCCCGGTAAGGGTGACATTGGCTGCACCTGTGGCAGTAACCGTACCGACCGCGCCTGAAGCCTGAACCCCCGTAACAGGAGCATTGGCATCGGCAGCGACAGCAACCGTTCCGACTTCGCCCGTGCCTTCAACGCCGGTAAGAAAGATCGTGGCAGTGCCTGTGACCTCGACCGTGCCAGTCTGCCCGTTGGCTTCGACTCCCGTGACGGGAACATTGGCTTCGCCAAAGACAAAGACTGTTCCAATCTGCCCGTTAGCCTCGACACCATTAACGAGGGTGTTGGCAGCAGCGACGACAAGAACCGTACCGACAAAACCATTGCCCTGTACCCCCGTGACAACAACCGCCCCTTCCCCCAGTGCGGAGAATGGCGCTGCTGAAAGAGGTACAAAGCCGAGCATCGGCTTAGATCGTCAGCGAACCTGCGCTCGGAACTTCAACCCACGACTGCGTGGCTTCGTCCCATGAGTACATCTTGCCATCTTGCGGCATCGGTACAGGGGCTTCCCACTGCGCGGTATTGCTGTTCAGAACCCACGACGGATATGGCTTCGGCGGAACAAATGCGTCGATACCAGCATCGTAGGTGAAGCCGATACCTGCATAGTTCTTGCGAATGTTGCCGTTGTAGGAAGTCTGTTTCCAGTTCCCACCCAGCAAACGCTGGCAGAGCGCCACGCCAATGCTCTCGACTTCGTTGCCGTTAGCGTCAGCCGTATCCTTGTTGGCTACGACGATGACTCGCAGCACAACATTGTTATCATCAATTTCAGCAAAGTGAGCCATGTTTAATCCCTCAAATGTAAACCGGTTAGAGATTTTTCATCCCCAACGTAACCAACAGGAAACGTGTTAAACGACAAACTGATCCGGGTGTCTTCGCCCTGCACGGTCTGAACCATGTGCGTCAGGCTAGACGGAAACAGAATCAACTCTTTTGCAACTGCTTCAAACCACCAAGACTCGGAGTTGTACAAGTTCCAGTTCTCGGTCGGCAGGCTGATCTGCTTGTAGCCATCCTTGTAGAAATAGATCTTGTCCGATTCTTTGTTGGCCTTGATGTACAGCACACCAGAGACAAAAGAGTTTGGATGAGCGTGTTTGTGATGCCACTGTCCGGGCTTGGTGTAGTTCAACCAAGACTGCGTGATCCGAAGGTTTACATCCTTGCTCGGGGCATGGATCTCCTTCAGGTACGTCGCAACAGATGCCTCACAAAAATCGCTCAAGCCCTTCAACTCAATGTTGTTGAAGACGTAGTTATCGTCGCTAGTCGTGTTGCCTTCGTTGTTGTGCTGGGGTTGTTTCAACACAAACTCCAACTCCCGCTCCGTGAACTCACGGTCGAGGTTGAACCGGGCAACCGGTGTTGGGAATATCCCGTGCAGAATCATGCAGCCGCCTGTTCGATTTGCTTCACATAATCATCAAAGGCTTTCTGCTGCTCGGGCAACAGGATCGTGGGAACTGCATCTTCCAGTTCTTTGATCTTTTCAATCGTGAACATGATCTCTTCCCACGAGGGTTTCGGACGCGGATCTTCCCATCGCGTGATCTCACGATTGCTGATTTCCCACTTCGCACCCGGACGAAGCAAGTGCATCGCCGTGTCAATACCCATGATTTGATACGCTTTCATTAGAAATTCACCTTGAGAATTACGATACCTGAACCACCGGAGCCACCATTAGCCCCCGTACTTACATAACCGCTACCCCCACCACCGCCACCCGTGTTGGCCGTACCGTTACCTCCAACGCTATCGCCGGATGTTCCAGCACCGCCACCTCCCGCCCCAGCCTCGGGAATTGCACCGCCACGACTTCCTGCTGCGCCACCGCCAGCATAAGTTACTGACGAACCAGAGATTGACGACACGGTGCCATCGCCACCATATCCTTGCCCATCCGTGTTGCCAGCCTCACCCGCGCCACCGCCGCCACCAGCATAGTAATTTGGCGCTGCGTCTTGGCTAGAACCACCGTTGTTGCCTTGACTTGGCGAAGTGCTTGGAGTGTTGCCGTTGCCGCCCGAAATAACGCCCGGCGAGTTGTGGCCACCGCCGCCGCCAGAACCGCCGTTACCTCCTGATGCGGCTGGGTTGCTGCCGCTACCGTATCCACCGCCTGTGGAGGTAATGGTGCTAAATACGGAATTGCCGCCTTGTGATCCGCTAGTGCCAGATGGGCCGCTTGCCGTTCCTCCAGCGCCACCAGCGCCTACGGTAATGGTGTAAGAAGTTCCGGCAGTTACAGAAAGCCCGGTTCCAGTCCTAAAGCCACCAGCGCCTCCAGCACCACCTTGGCGACCGCCAGCCCCACCACCACCGGCTACAACCAAATAATCCACGCTCACCGCACCCGTAGGTGCAGTCCACGATTGCGTCGAAGTGA